TTTCCCACTGTGAGTTCTTCTTGTATGGATTCTAACCATAACCGTCCAATATAGGTTGTGCTTTCGCCCTTAATATTGACTCGCTCACAAGGTAAGCTTACAAAGTCATTGATTAATATATAATAATGATTTTTCTGTTGTTTTAAATATGATAATGATATAAAATTTAAATATACAGTATTACAAACATCGATTATTGTATACGTTACGTTACTGTTACTGTCACATAAAAGTTTAATAAAAATTGAAAAATCGATTGATCGTTTGTAAATTGTTTTGGTGATTAAGATATTAGATAAACTAAAAAATTTAATTAAAATTACTCTGTGGTTAAAAATTAAGATTATTTCCTGTATAAACTTGTAAAAATCCATCTTAATTAAATAAAATCTCGTCTAATATTTCTTCTCCATCATCCATTGTGCTATTGGGGGTTCTTGATATATACTCTTTGTCTAAAATTTGTTGTTCTAGTAAAGACGCCATCTGTTCATAATCAAGTGACCATTGATAATTACGTTTTATATTAATAATATTAAATTCTGCTCGAATCCTCTCGTAATCTTCTTTTCCCCTCCACCATAATTGTGCAAATGCATTTTCTCTATTGATTTGCATCTGTTCCTGAGGACTTAAAGCACTGTCCTCTCTATACCAGCTAAATAATTGAATAATTATAGACATATTGGGTTTTGGATAATAAATACCCTCCACGTTATTAAAACTATTCTTTAAAAACTGAACTTGTTCTATTGTTTTTGGTTTGATTTCTGATTTCTTATCTGCTGATGTTATCTCAAATCCTAATAAGTTATACTCTTCTACAATTCTTTCACATGTAATAAAGTTCCTAGCTAGAGGTGATACTGCTATCAGTACATCATCTGCTGCTAGAATACATCTTACATGTTCATAAATAAAATGAATATTAGCCCATTGAGGTTGATATCTTTTCAATATGCGATAAGCAATCAAATTCAAGATCATATAATGTATTTCAGAGTTCTCCATTAGAGTGCCAGGATGACCACTCAAAAGGCCTGAAGCTTTGCGATACATTATATCCCTAAAACAAACATATGCATCAGTATAATCTACAACTAATCCTATCGATAACATTTTATAATTCAAATCTAACTTTTCTCCTCTAGATTTGTACGCATCTTCATATATTTTAGTTTTTACTTCTGCATTCATGGTCATCAATCTTAAATTTAATTTCTCTTCCCATGCTTTAACATCAAAATCCATGACATAGTCAAGATATTTTAAATGTTTGGTGATCAAATGCCAGTGTCTCGGTGGATCTAGACCTAGCGCGATCGGTGTTGGTTGACCATATTCCCATGAATTCTTGAAAAATATGTATAAATTCTTAAATAACTTATTATATATAATTTGATGGCACATATTTCCTGTTGCAACTGTTCTTGTTTTTGGATCTTCAATTTTTG